ATGAAACTGATAGGAGGACTCGCATCTCTTCCGGTACTTGGTAAATATTTTAAACTTGCTAAAGTCGCTAAACCTGCAGCAACAGCTGCGAGTACAATTATAAAATCTAATGCAGCAGGAATGCCAGCGTGGTTTCCATCGTTAGTTAAAAGAGTACTTAAAGAAGGAGAAGATATTACATCGAAAGCCGCAACCGTTGAACGTCAAACGGTTCATAAGATTAAGTTGCCCGAATCAGGCACTCCGGTAGAAGTCACTCAAGATTTAGTTTCAGGAAACACAGTCGTTGATATTGGCGAACAAACCAAACATGGATGGCCAGCTGGTGGAAGATATGATCAGCCTGTACGACTTGAATTGAAAAAAGGAGAATGGATTGAGCCTGATGTGACTAAAGCAGGAAAAGTAAAAGGAAAAGGCAAGAAAACAAAAGATGAATTCATTGTTGAAGAAGCCGAGTTTACCGGTGGTCATCCAGAGAATGTGAAATTTGAAGAATCGGTTCAATTTAAATATGGCGATCATGGATCGGACTTTAGTGAAATAGAACAATTTGCAACGAAGAGTCCTGTCACTAGTGGCAAGTCGTCAGGAGAGGTCTCACGAGCTCTAAGAAGAGAAGGATGGTACGGTAAAAAAGAAAAAGCACGCCAATTGGCGATGGATAAAAAACATGGGGGACTTAGAAGCACTTATAAGAAAGATCCACACGTTAGAGGAAAACAAGCTGATAAAGATGCCTGGGCTGAAGGACATCAAGAAGCGCAATGGGACGCAATGAAGGACGAAGGATTAGATGAATTTTCATCTGGCGGTCGAGTTAGTTATACCAAAGGCGGTCTGGCGACCATGTTAGGAGAATAATGAATCTTAAACAATTAATTACATTTGGTTTAGAAGAAAGCCAAGAGCCGGTAATCAAGAACCCTATTCTTCGAGAAGCTTTGGTGGGCACTCCAACAAAAGAAGTGACACAGTATGGAAGACGTATCTATAATACACCAGGCGGTGAACAAGTTTCAGAAAAATCTACAACTTTCTTTTTAAATGGAAAGTGGTTGAACGTTCCAAGCATCCATAATGGTCGAGCATTCACTGACGATCAATTAAGGCGCATGATTAAAGAAGGTAAGATCCAACCAACCAGTGTCCATGGATCACGGACCAAGGCTGAAGAAGCTGCTGGCCAAAGATCCGATATGATGAAGAGACACGAAAGAGGATTTAAACCCGGCGGCCTCGTAGAACCGGGTGTCATGCATTATGCACGTAAATCTCCGACTAAAATAAATGAAGAACTTTTTACAAAGATAGATGATCTTATTGCAGAAGCCGGAAGAGCGGGTCAAGTTTTAGGCAAGAAAGGACTCGGCGAAGGTTTAGGATATAAAGTCGTTGAAAAAGGAAAAACGTCAGGGCAAGGTGGATTGAATAAAATTATAAAGGCTTGGGAAAAAGCTAGAGATAAAACATTCACATTTAAACCATCTAAGTTTACAAAGGATTCTCCAAAAGTTAAACAAGTTATTGAATTATTCGAAAATGGTATGAGTAAAAAAACTATTGAGTATAAAACAGGGATTTCTCGAAAAGAAATAAGAAGCATATTTCATCAATTTGCTAAAGCGTATATCGGCGATGAAAATCATCCAACAGGGGAAGGAAAATGGGCAGTTCAAAAACGAAGAAAGAAAATTATAAAAGAACTTACTGACTATTGGAAAGATAAACCTGGTGGCAAGGAGATGTTAGAAGAAATGAAGCAAAAGCTAAAAAGCATTAAGGATAAGAACCGTGAAATTGCAAACATGAGTGATGAAGCTATTTTAAACAATAAGATGTTTAAAGAAGCAATGGGTCTTGATGTTAAGGGATTAAAAGCGGGCGAAGGAATTAATTTTAATCGTTATAAAAATTTAACGGATGCAGACTACATTGCTAAAATAAGAGCAATGGCCGAAACAAATCAATTCTATCAACCAGAGCATTTGATTCCAATTAATAAGAAAAACCCAGCTTCTATGCGTCCTAAAAATATTTATACAGCCACTGGAAAGATGGGTGGACAACTGGAAACACTGAAAAGTTATGTAATTAACAATCCAAAGGGAGATTATGTTTCTCAAATTGATGAACTTTTTACAAGTCAAGGTCTGCCAACAAGCGAAGCAAACTATAAAAAATTGTGGGAAGAAAAAGGTGGAAAAATATTTAAAGACGCAGGTATTCCATGTCTTAAAGGCGCTGGTGGCACTTGTACAACTCCAAAAGATTTTAGAAAAGGTTTCAATCAACTTGTTAAAGAAGCAGCTGATGGAAAAGGAAGCAAAGCTGCAATATCTAAGTTAGCTAATTTTACAAAAAAAATGCGTGGACTTAAAGGTGCTGCTACATGGACGGGTTATGGTTTGTTAGCTGAAGCAGGTTTTATGGTTCCTTTTGCAGTGGGTGATTATGCAGCAGGTAAATCATGGAAAAGAATTTTAGGAAATGCAACCGATTATGGTTTTGGTCCAATCTTTGGTCAATCAGAACAAGAAGAATTTGAAGCAGCACTTCCAGAAGGATCAAAAGCTGTTGAAGGAGAGAAAGTTTTAGAACTTGGAGAAAGATTAACTGGAATGGAAGAGCAAAAAGTAAATCCTGGTTATGGAAGAGTGGGATTTAAAGAAAAAGCACCAGAACAAAGGCAAAAAGTTTATACTGATATATTAGATGAATATGATTTAAATTTCCAACCATTTTTAAGTGATACTCCTTATGCTCAAGATCAATGGCATCAAGGTATGTGGAATCAAGCTCATCAAGATGCAGCTGAGGCAAGAGCACAGATAGCAAAAGAAAATTTGGAAAGAGAGCAAAAAAGAAATATAGCTCTGGAAGAAGAAGATTATTATGGAGCCGAAGGAGGCATAGCGAGTTTAAATGTCAAAAAATAATCCAACCCTTGTAAAAAATATGAAACATGTTAAATGGAATCAAATTCCACCCTTAAAAGGGCCTACTCCACAGGGCTTGATTAAAGTAGTAAAAAAGGATAAGAAGACACAGGAGAATTTAAATGGCAGAAATAGATAAATCTCTCCCTAATATTAAACGACCCGACGAAGATGTTGCAGCGGTTGTTAATTTACAGGAAGAGGAAAAACCAAAAGGCCCTGTTGAAATTACTGAAGATGAAACAGGAGCAACAATTGATTTTGATCCAAACGCCATGCCTTCACCTGATGAAGGGGATCATTTTGCAAACTTAAACGAATTATTACCAAACGATATTACCGATCCAATAGCCAATAGACTCGAAGGAGACTACAGAGAATATAAAGCTTCGCGTGCAGATTGGGAAAGAGCTTATACTGTTGGTTTAGATCTCTTAGGATTCAAATACGAAAATAGAACTGAACCATTCCAAGGAGCTAGTGGTGCAACTCACCCAGTTCTTGCAGAAGCAGTAACTCAGTTTCAAGCTTTAGCTTATAAAGAATTATTACCAGCAGACGGACCTGTTAGAACTCAAGTCATGGGTTCATCTAACCCGATGAAAGAACAACAATCTCAACGTGTTAAAGATTTCATGAATTATCAATTAATGGATCAAATGAAAGAATATGAACCGGAGTTTGATCAAATGTTATTTTATTTACCACTTGCAGGATCTACTTTTAAAAAAGTTTATTATGATGATTTATTAGGCAGAGCGGTTTCTAAATTTGTTCCTGCTGATGATTTAATTGTTCCTTACACTGCAACTTCTTTAGAAGATGCAACAGCTGTGTGTCATGTAATTAAAAGTTCTGAAAATGATTTACGTAAACAACAAGTTAATGGTTTTTATAGTGATATAGAATTAGTTAAACCTCAAGACATAACTACAAATGAAGTAAAGAAAAAAGAAAGAGAATTAGAAGGCTTAACTAAATCACAAAGAGTTGAACCTTTATACACAATTCTAGAATTCCACGTAGACCTTGATTTAGAAGGTTTCGAAGATGTTGGGCAAGATGGTGAACCAACAGGAATAAAATTACCTTACATCGTTACAATCGAGCAAGGTAGTCGGAAGGTTCTTTCGATAAGAAGGAACTTCGCGCCCAATGATCCATTGAAAAATAAGATCCAATATTTCGTCCACTTCAAATTTCTGCCAGGACTTGGATTTTATGGCCTTGGACTCATTCATATGATTGGCGGTTTGAGCCGTACTGCAACTGCGGCTCTCCGTCAATTATTAGACGCGGGTACTTTATCAAACCTACCGGCCGGATTTAAACAGAGAGGTGTCAGAGTAAAAGATGATGCTGCAAACATACAACCAGGTGAATTTAAAGATGTAGATACTCCAGGAGGAAACTTAAAAGATGCTTTTGTATTCTTACCTTACAAGGAGCCATCGCAAACTTTATTGCAATTGATGGGAATTGTCGTTCAAGCAGGACAAAGATTCGCGTCCATTGCTGACATGCAGGTCGG